CGGACCATCATCCCGCTACAGCCACTCCACCGCCAGCCGTCGGGCGTCTTCTGGCGCCCGGCGGTCCCGTCATCCGGAGAACCGATGCGCCTCGTACTCTTCCGCAAGAGCGCCGCGGTGGACGCGCAGGGCCGGCCGTCGCTGACCGACGCCGAAGCACTGGAGGTGCTGATCTACACCGTGCAGCAGCGCGTGCGCTGGGCCCTTGCCGGCCCGCCTGCTGGCTTCGACGGCCCGCGCCCGCTCGGGGTGGCCAACGGGCTCGACCACAGCGCCATTGCCGGCGACATCGTCGGAGACATGATCCGCGCTCGCCAGTACGAGGCGCCGCTGCACCAGGCCATCCGCAAGCTTGGCGGCTCCGAGGAACTGCGCGCGCTGGTCGAGGGCGAGATCGAGGCGCAGAGCGACCCGCTGAACGACGGTCCTGCGCTCGTGAGCCTCGCGAAGAGCCTGAGCGCGCAGGAGGGCGGCACGTGGCGCCCGTGCTCGGAAGAGTCGACGTGGCTGCTCAAGGCCGCGGGGCACAAGTACATTCGCCGGCAGCGGCTCCCGAACGGGCGATACCGCTACTGGTACAAGGTCACGAGCGCCGGGCTGGCGCACGATGGCGACGCCATCCACGAAGGCGCGGCGTTCAAGGCGAAGCGCGGCGGCAAGGACGGGCACTTCCACGTCAGGAAGGTCGACGGCGACACCGTCCACGTCGAGCACGACGAGACGGGCGACACGATCAAGCTCACCCGGGAGGAGTTCCGGCAGCTCGTGCACGCCGAGCACGCCGACGCCATCAAGGCGCGGGCGGACAAGGCGAAGCGCGACCTGGAGGCGGCGCGGAAGGCGGGCAGCAAGAAGCAGGTGGCGCGGCTCGAGGAGGAGGCGCGGAAGCTTGGGGTGGGCAAGGACGCCGCAGCGAAGGCCGACGACAAGCCGGCAGATCAGGATGCGAAGGCCAAGCGCCTCGCCGCTGAGCAGGAGGTCAAGGACGCGATCGCGGATGTCAAGGCCAAGGGGGAGCGCCTGGAGAATGGCGATCGGCAGACGAAGAGCGCACGCAAGGCTGTGTATTCGCTCCCATTCCCGGCAGAACTGACGGACGGATTCCACGTCTACGCAACGAGTGACCAAGCCGTCGTTCATCATCCGGGGGTGGGAGGCGACAACCGCACGATCACATACCGCGCAACGTCAGCGGCTGTCGCCGGTCGGCTACGCGCAGCACACGCCGGCTTGATCGCGGCGAAGCGAGCGGAAGAAGAGGCGCAGAACGCCGCGGCCAAGGGGCCGCAGGACACCGCAGCCGCGCCAGCGCCGACCGTCGCGCCGCCGCCGAAGATCGAGGCCAAGCCCGTGGGGGCGGCGGTCACCGCGGCGGAGGCGATGCAGCTTCCGCCCGGGCACGCGGTGCGCATCGTCCTGCGCAACGATGAGCGGACGTTCTACAAGACGCCGCGAGGCGAGTGGATGGACGCCGCAAGTGGCACGGTGTGGCCGACCGAAGCTCTCCCGGGGCTGCGCAGCGGCAAGGTGACGGTCGAGAGCGACGGAACGGACGCGCTCGGCAAGCTCGTCAGGGCCGGAATCGTCGCCAGGAAGCAGGGCGATCGCATCGGCCTGTCCGGCGACACGTTCGCGCACAAGGACGCCATCCGCGCCGCGGGCGGCCGGTGGGACGCCGACTTCAGGCGCTGGACCATCCCAGCCGACAAGCTCGACGCCGTGGCGAACGAGATCGGCGCGGTCAAGAAGTCCCTCCGCCTCGTCCTGCACCGCCGCCGCGCCGCCTGAACCGGGCCCTCCGGCCCATGCCGAACCCGGTGAACCATGACCCGACCACGCACCCCTCCGCCCCCGTCGTGGGGTAGCGAGCAGTACGCCGCGCTCGCCAAGGCGGCGCAGCGGCGGGTGCGCGAGCAGACGCAAGACAAGGTCCTGCCGCCCGTCGAGGAGCCATGGGGGCTCGACGGCGACCCGTTCGCGTTCGACCCGGGCGTGATGATGGGCGGCATCCGGGAGCGCCACGACCCCTACGGCTACGTGGCGACCCCGTTCGAGCTGCGCGCCGTCAGCCGCATGTTCATCGCCGCGGCCGTGCTGCAGACCATCAAGACCGAGGTCGTGCGCTTCGCCATGCCGCAGGCGCGGCCGAACGCCCCGGGCTATCAGCTCCGCCTGCGAGACAGCAAGAAGCCGCCGACCGACGCCGAGCAGAAGGAGATCCTTCGCATCCAGCGCGAGCTGGACTTCTGCGGCGTGCTCAAGAACGATGACGAGCGGTTCTATCGCGACGACCTGCGGACGTACTTCGCCAAGGCCGCGATTGACTCGCTGGTGCTCGACCTGAACCCCACCGAGTACATGCCCGACCGACTCGGGCAGCCGGCGCGTTTCCAGGCCATCGACGGCGCGCGCGTGCGCTTCGCGAAGGAGCGCGAGAGCGGCTACCTGTACCCGGTGTTCATCGGCAAGACGAGCCTTTCGCCGCTCGCCGAGTGGAAGCCCGGGCAGCCGCACCGCTGCCACGTCGGCATCCGCAACACGCAGACCACCGTCGAATGGAGCGGCTACGGACAGAGCGAGCTGGAGATGGGCCTGCAGGTGCTCTACGGCTTGGCGAAGGCCATGGAGCACAACTTCAAGTGGTTCGACCACGGCCTGTCGGCGGCCGGCATCATCGCGCTCGAGGGCTCGACGAAACCCGCGCAGGTGCAGTCGCTCAAGCGGATGATTCAGGCGACCCTCATGGGCGCCGCGAACAACCGCCGCGTGGGCGTGCTCGGCTACGAAGGGAAGCCGCCGACGTGGATCCCCTTCACGGCCGCGACCATGAAGGACATGGAGTTCGGGGCGTTCTTGAACTTCCTGCTCAAAGTGTTCTGCGCGCTGTACAAGATCGACCCGATGCTCATCGGGTTCCAGTTCGGCAACGAGGGCCAGAAGTCGACGATTTCGCAGGGCTCCGGCAAGGAGCGGATCGACTACGGCCGGAGCAAGGGCATCCTGACGATCGCCGAGCACATCATCGAGGGCCTGGACCGCTACTACATCCAGCCGAAGTACCCGGACTTCGAGATCGTCTGCGGCGGGCTGGACGAAGAGAGCGCGCAGGATCGCAACGCCCGGGACAAGGAAGAGCTCACGTTCCGCACGCTGAACGAGGTGCGCGCCGGGCGCGACGACAAGGAGCTCGACCTGGAGAACGAGACGAACCCGGCCAACGTGCCGCAGGCGTACCTGCAACAGTGGCTCGCCATGCACCAGGCCAAGGGCACCTTCGCGCCCGCCCAGCCCGAGGGCGGCCCCGACGACGCCTCCGAAGAGGCGCCCGAGCAGGCAGGAGGCGCGGAGCCGCTCGACATCGAGCGGTTCATGAGCGAGGCGCAGCGCGAGGCGCGGGACGGCTCGCCGGTGGTCAAGAGCTTGCTCGCGGCCATCGAGGCCGGCAAGCGCCGGGGCGAGGTGGTCGAGGTGGAGGTTGCGGCGTGAGCACTAAGGAGGAGGCAACCATGGGAGGCGAGGCCGGCGAAGAGCGCCACCCGCTGTGGATACAGCACGAGGCGTTCGATGAGAGCGGCAAGCAAGAGGCGGAGATCTACACTGTCGACGACCTGCTTACGCAGGATTCGATCGGGCCGTTCCGGGACGCAGCCCCCGGCGAGCCATGAGCACGCGCTTCGTCATCCTGACGAACCCGTCGCCCGAACTGCAGAAGGCCATCGCCGCGTCGCTCGCCCGCGCGACCCCGCGCAAGGGCGACACCGGCGCCACGCTGCCCACGGACGGCAAGGCCCGGCGCTTCCACCTGCTTGCGCTGGAGCAGCAGGCTGATAGGCTCGGATCGAGGTTCGACCGCATCGCCCGCATCTACCGCGACAAGGTGCTCGCGGAGATCCGCGCGTCCGGTCTGCTCGACTGACGCCATGGTCCGCAAGTACACGATCGACATCGACCCCGCAACCGGCGAGGTGCTCCGCCGCACGGACGACGGCGCGCTGCGCTTCGCGCGGCTCCCGAGGCCCGACCATGGCAGCGCTGACCCCGGACGAGCTATCGGGCCTGCTGCAGCGCCTACGGGACCTGACCGACTGGTGGGTGATCGCGGCCGTCGAGGCCGGCGGAATCGAAGCGCTGGACCCGGTGACGATCCAGCGGCTCGTTGACCGCGGCATCCTGGCCCCCGACACGCAAGCCGCCATCGAGAGCGGCGACGCGCCCGACCTTGTCGGCGACGCGTTCGTCACCGGCCTGCTGTTCCAGCGACTCGCCGAAGAGGGCGAGGACGCGGCCGATTGGGACGCCAAGCGCTGGCACGAGGCCATCGACAAGCGGCCGATCGCCCTGTCGACCGAAGAGCGCGCCATCCTGGACGCGAGCCGGCGCGACGTGGGCCTGTACATCCAGGGGCTCGGCAACAAGCTGGCCGACCAGGTCGGCAACCTCGTGATCGAGGTCCTCGACGAGCAGCGCCGCGAAGTGCTCCTGGGCGACCAGGATGTCCGCGACGAGGCGCTCGAGGCCATCGGCGAGGCCGTGCAGGAGGGCGTCGCGCGTCGCAAGGGCGGCCGCTGGATCGCCTCGCGCATCCTGGACGCCACCAACGACGGCGCCCGCGACCTGCGACGCATCGCAGAGACCGAGGCGCAGAACGTCCACGAGCGCGGCAAGGCGGCCGACATCGCGGCCCGCTACGGCGGCGACGCGCGCGTCTTCAAGCGCGTCTCGCCGCGCTGCTGCGACGCCTGCGAGAAGGCATACATCGACGGCAACGGGCAGCCGCGGGTGTTCCTGCTGTCCGAGCTCGTGCGCAACGGCACGAACTTCGGCCGCAAGAAGGCCGACTGGCTGCCGGTGCTCGACGCCATGCACCCGTGGTGCTCGTGTTCGCTGTCCGTGCTCCCGGAGGGCTATGGATTCGACGACGAAGGCAACGTGGTCCGAGTCGAGTTCCCAGCCCGAGAAGACGCCCCAGAAGACGCCCCGGCCGAAGAGCCCGCCATCGAAGCCCGCTCCTGACCTGCCCTGCGACAACGGCTGCGGCCGCCGCGCCACGACCTACGTGGGCGGCGGGCGCGTCGTCTGCACCTCCTGCTCCCGGTAGACCATGACCGACACCAGCAACGCCACCGTGAGCCCCGCGGCCACGGAAGGGACGGGTGCGCCCGTTCGCATCGGCGGCTTGTGGGGTGGACTGCACGTCTACGGGCTGGAGAAGGCTGCGGACATCCCGGCCGAGGCCCGCCGCAGCGCAGACGACGTGTTCGCCGGCTACGTGGCCGGCTGGGCGAGTTTCGGCACGGTCGACGACCAAGACGAGATCGTCGAGCCCGACGGCCTGGAGTTCCGGCGCGTGTTTCTCAAGCGCGGGTGGTTCAACGACAACCACTCCAAGGACACGTGCAAGGCCATCGGCTACCCGACTCTGGCCGAGATTCGCGAGCACCCTGAGCATGGCCGCGGGCTGTGGGTCGAGGGCCCAATCCTCGACACGCCCGACGGGCGCGGACGCGAGATCGTGGAGTTCGGGAAGTCGCTGGTCGGCACCGACCGCAGCCTCGGATTCAGCATCGAGGGCCCGCCGCCCGAGCGCGACCCGCAGAATCACCGGCGCATCACGCGCGCGACCGTCTACAACGTGGCGGTCACCAACCTGCCGGTGCACCCGAACGCCTACATCGAGCTGCTCAAGTCGCTGCACGTCGATCCGGTCATCACCGGCGCCCTGCACGACCTGGCGCGGGTCAATCCCGCAGGCGCCGCGGAAGTCTGGGCGTTCCTGCGCAAGTCCATGACGGCCGTCGCTCCCACGCCGAACACGGCGGAGGGCGCGGGCGCCGCCATTCAGACCGAGTCTCTCGACGGGGGCGGCAGCAAGCCGAAGAAGAAGCGCAAGCTCCTCACCTACGACGAAGCCTTCGCGTACCTCACCGAGAACAAGATCCCCCCGAAGCAGGCGAGACTCGCGCTCGCCCACTTTCCCCGGGCCTGAGCGCCCATTCCCCCAGGAGACATCATGGACCTGAAGAAGATGTACAACTCCGCGGGCGCCGAGGACCGGAAGGCGCTCAGGAAGATGGCCGGCAAGATGGAGGACGGCGACGAGAAGTCGGCGCTCCTGAAGGCCATGGACGAGATGGACGAGGAGTCCGTCGAGAAGTCGCTCACGGGCGAGACCGAGTCGCGCTTCGACGCGGACGCGCTCGCGGCGTTCGTCAAGTCGATGGACCCGGCCGAGGACCCCGAGCCCGAGCCGGTCGACCTGACCGCCGGCACGCAGCTCGCGCTGGGTGACGACTTCGAGGGCGTCGACCCCGAGGGCGACGAGCCGCTCGACGCGGCGCCGATCCTGAAGTCGCTGGAGGCCGCGCTGGGCACGGCCAACGCCAACAGCGCCATCGCGCGCAAGGGCGTGGTCGCGCTTGCCATGCGGCTCGATGCCGTCTCCAAGAGCCTCGTGAAGTCGCAGGCCGGCAGCGCCGCGCTCAAGGCCGAGATGGCCGCCATCAAGGCGCAGGGCGACGCCCTGCAGAAGAGCATGGACGCCATCGCCACGGCGCTGCGCCTGCCCGTGCCGTCGCGCGTGACCACGACCGCGGCGGACGTGGTCCCGACCCCGGCCGACGCCCGCGAGAACGCCAACGGCGAGTTCCTGCCGGCGCACGTGGCCGAGCCCGCGCTGGCCAAGGCGCTGGCGGAGGCCGACGCGAAGGGCGACGCGCTGCGCGCCAACACGATCCGCGGCCTGATCCTGCCCGCGTCGCGCGGCACGCTCCGGGCCAACCTCGCCAAGTCCCTGAACATCATCTGACCCCCCAGCAAGCCCACCAACACGAGCCTTCAAGGAGATTCCCGCCATGATGCAGAACGATTTCACCTTCTGGACGGGTGGAATGCTGGGGGCGACCGATCCCCAGCAGGCCGCCGCGGTCCTCAAGTCGATCACCGCCGTCGCGCCCACGCCCAACACGGCGTCCGGCGCTGGCGCCGCCATCCAGGTCGAGAGCCTCGAGCCGTACCTGAAGAACGCCTCGTACTCCGACGACGACCTCATGCTGCTGCGCCTCATGCTCAACAAGGGCATGTTCGCGACGGCGAACGCCATCGTGCACCAGTGGTCGAACATCAACAAGACCTACGACCCGCTGCTCCCGGCGGCCGTGGGCAACACGGACAAGGCCCCCGAGCTGTCGGCGGACATCGTCCGGTACTACACCCAGATCAAGATGCTGAACGCGGTGGGCTCGTACGAGTTCGCGATCGACGCGGTCGGCAACGTGATCCGGCCCGAGGGCGCGCCGGAGGGCTGGCGCGCGGGTGACACCGAGCGCATGCTCGTGGCGATGCGTCTGGCCGGCGCGCTGACGCGCGACCTGTACTGGGGCGACTCGACCATCAGCGCGAACGAGTTCGACGGCGTGTGGAAGATCGTCGCCGACGCCGACGCGGCGTTCGACACGGCCGGCCTGCAGGTGCGCGACCTGCGCGGCAAGCCGCTGTCCGCGGACTTCGTCTCGGCGGTCTCGACGGAGGTCTCCGAGCAGGTCTTCGGCGAGCACGACTCGCTGCTCTGCGCGCCTACCATCGCCGACAGCCTCAAGCGCGAGGCGCAGGCCATGCAGCGCATCCCGGGCGGCAACGGCACGAACATCCTGCTCGGCGGCAACCCCGTGCGCGGCATCCTCGCGGCGACCGGCTCGACGATCGTGCCGTACGCGGACAAGTTCCTGTCGAACAACCACTTCCGCGTGCCGAGCGCGGAGAGCAGCACCAGCGCGCCCGACGCCCCGACCATCGACACGGCGGCCCAGGCGTCCGACGCGGCGAGTCGGTTCGACGCGACCTACGCGGGCGCCCACTACTACAAGATCGTGGCCGTGGGCCCGGCGGGCTACTCGTCCGCGACCACCTCGGCGCAGTACACGATCGCGGTCGGCGAGAAGAACACCATCACGCTCACCGACTCGGGCGTCTCGGGCGTGACCTACTACCACGTCTGGCGCACGGTCAACCCCGGCGACGCGGCGTCGACCGTGAAGTACCTCGGCCGCACGAAGAAGGCCGCCGCGGGCAACACCTCGATCGTGGACCTGAACGCGGACATCCCGGGCACCTCGCGGGCCTTCATGCTCAAGGCCGACCCGACGCACTTCGCCTTCGCGCAGTACCGCGCGGGGCAGGTCGGGCCGACGTCGGCGCCGGCGCAGATCCCGGGCGGCGGCGTGACGATGAACGCCGTCAACTTCGGGCTGACCAACTACAGCCAGCAGTTCGGCATGTTCCTGTTCGGCGCGCCGTTCGCGCGGCTCAACCGCCGACTGGTCATGTTCAAGAACGTCGGCACGCTGGCGAGCCCGCAGCTCGTCTGATGACCGCTGACCGCCTCCGCGCAGCGCCCTGAGCGGGCGCGGCGGCGTCTGCCATCCGAGGAGATCCCTGATGCAGTTCCGAGTCCGCTTTCGACCGGCCTCGCGCGAGGTCGTGAACGTCTACGGCAGTGTGCCGTACTGGGTCGACGCCGGGGGCCTGCTGTGCGCTCCCGACGGCGATCACCCGCAGTTCGACGCGTTCGCCGCACTCGTCTCCGAGGGGCATCTGGCGTCCGAAGGCCCGAGGCTGCCCATCGTGGTGGACCAGCACCTCGTGGCGCACTTCGAGCGCGTGCCCGGCACGTTCGTCGTCGAGCCGTGTGTCGCCCCCCAGCCCGAGCCCCTGCCGCCCGTGGTCGACGAGCCCGCCGACGAGGCGCCGGACGACTCCCAGCCCGCCCCGGAGGAGGTCTCCGAGCCGGCGCTGGACGCCCCCGCCGAGCCCGAGCAGGACGCGCCCGCGGAGCAGACCGACGCGCCCGCAGGCGAGCCGGTCGAGGCGGACCAGCCTTCGGAGGAGGTCTCCGAGGGCGCCCCCACGCAGAGCCGGCGCGGCCGCCGCCGCCGGAACACGGAGTAACCCATGGCAACCCTGAAGCTCCCGTACCGGCTCGGCTCCACGACCGGTAAGCAACTCCTGAGCAAGCACCGCCGCTCGCAGCAGCACCTCCAGGAGCTGCACGTCCTCGAGCGGCTGCTGCTGAACGAGTCGAAGCAGCCCTCGGCCGCGCGTCTGGCCGTCGACCAGGTCGGCGACTCCAAGACGTTCGTGTCGGAGGTCATCGCCATCGACAACCGCTACAAGGCGGGCACGCTGACCATCGACGCCGACGGCGCGGGCGCCACGCTGGTCGTCACCGGGCGCAACGTCGACAACAAGGCGCACACCGTGGCGCTCGTCGACCCCGCTGCCAACAGCCAGCCGCTCAGCCAGACCGTGACGTTCAACGCGGCGACGGGCGTGGCTGCCATCGTGATCAGCCTCGCCACCGACGGCGGAGGCTCCATCACGTCGACCGTCGAGAACGTGCGCGACGAGCTGAACCGGGGCGTGGCTGGCACGCTGGTCAGCGCGGCCTACGGCACGGCGACGGGCGCCGAGACGGCCGTGGCCGTGGGCGCCGCGCCGCTCGCGAGCCTCACGGCGACCGCCACGAGCGCCACGTCGAAGTGGTTCGGCTACTCGGCGCTGGCGAGCAAGGCGATCCGCGCCTCGGCGCTCGTGCAGTCCGCGGCCGGGGCCGACGGCAGCACGCTCGCCATCGTCAACGCGGCCGACGCCGACGCGGCGATCGCGAACAGCATCACGATCGACATGGCCGACAACGCCACCGTCAAGGCGGGCACCATCGCCGCGACCGGGGCGCTCGCGGCCGGCGCCATCCCGAAGGCCACGCTCACGGCGGCCGCGGGCGCCAACGTGTCCGTGGCGGCGCTGCTCGAGATCCAGCGCACGGGCGCGGGCTCCTACGTCGTGACGGTGCTCGACCTCGACGCGGGCTACCAGATGCTCGGCCTGGACGTGGCCTGCGACCTCGTGAGCGGCACGGGCGACGTGACGGTCGCCGCCGCGGTCGCGGGCACGGCGGCGATCAGCACCCTGACCATCACCAGCGCCGACAGCGGCACGGTCAAGGCGGCCACGCTCGCCACGACCACCGAGTTCCACTCGGGCGGCGCGCTGAAGGCCACGGTCACGGTGCCGGCCGGCGTGAGCGTCGAGCTCGGCTTCATCCCGAAGATCGCGCTCATCGGCGACAGCAACATCACTCTGAGCTGAGACCGATAGCCCGGGCGTAGCGCGCCGCCTCCGCCTCCTGGCGTCGCGCTGCGCCCCGGGCCCCTTCCCACCCATCCCGAGGACACGCCATGGCCGACAAGCGCCCCGTGGGCCGCGACAAGCAGACGGACCACCGCCCGAGTCCGGCGCGCGTCGTCGCGCAGTCCTTCGACATCCCGACCAGGGCGCTCGTCACGCGCAACGTGGGCCCGGCCGTGCGCTACCGCGCCACGCTCACGGGCGAGCGCGAGGCGGACGGCCCGCTGTTCTTCACGCGCACGATCAGCGCCGCGGACACCAACGACCCGAACACCGACCAGCCGGGCCCGACGACGACGCCCGCCAGCTTCCCCGCCGCCCGCGACGGCGACGAGGTGATCTGGCACGTCGACACCAAGGGCGGCGCGGTCGGCGTCGAGGTCTGGGCCCGCACGGACGTGCACACCGACGGCACGCTCGCCGGTGACTGGATCTGGGTTCTGGTCGACTCGTACGCGGCGGTGACGTCGCATCGCGAGTACCGCAGCGCCATCGGGCAGCGGGAGGTCTACTTCCGCATCGCGTCGTACGTCGCGGGCAGCGCGGACGCCGTCCTGCGCGCCACGCTCGGATGAGCCATGGCGGTCATCGACAAGGACTACCTGACCGACACGCAGCTTTTCGGCGTGCGGCTGACCGACAGTGACAACAACGCCTTCCCCGACGCGTTCTTCACGCGGTCGATCGAGTCCGCGCAGGACCGCGCCAGCCGGCGCCTCGGCATTCCGCTGGGCGACGCAGACTACGTGACGTTCACGGACGAGCAGCACGATCACGAGATCGGGCGCACGTATCAGTTCTACTTGCAGAACGGCCCGGTGCGCGCCATCACGCAGGTGCAGATGGCCTACGGCACCGACACGATCGGCGCGATTCCGACCGACTGGTTCAACGTCGTCGACCCGAAGACGGGTCTCGTGCAGCTCGTGCCGACCACCGGCAACATCGCCTGGGAGTTCACCCGCGTCTACGCGGCGCTCTGGGGCCCCTTCCGGCTGAACGGCGTGTTCCGCTTCACGTACACCGCCGGCTACAAGTCGAGCGACGTCCCCGAGAGCATCAAGGAGATCGTCGCCATGGAGGCGGCGATCCCGATTCTCCGGGTGGCGGGCGAGCTCATCCTCGGCGCGGGCATCGCGAGCCAGTCCATCGGCGTCGACGGCATGAGCACGTCGATCGGCACGACGTCGAGCGCGACCAACAACGGCTTCGGCGCGAGCATCATCGAGCTCCAGAAGGCGCTCAAGGACCGCTACAAGGTGCTGCGCGATTCGGAGCGCGGGCCGGTCTTCGCGGTGGCGTGATGGGATTCCCGAGCCCGCCCGATTCGTCGCTCGTCTTCCGCGGCGCCGAGTTCGACCCCCGGAAGTTCTACGATCTGCTGTCCACGCAGGGCACGCGCGTCGACCTGTGGCCGGCCGTCGAGTGCCCGTGCTACATCAGCAGTGAGACGGACCAGCCCCGGCGCGACTGCACGGTCTGCGACGGCAAGCGCTTCGAGTATCCGGCGGGCCTGCGCGTGAGCGCTCGCGCCATCTTCCAGGACCTCGGCCGCGACCGCGACCTGCAGGCGAAGCACGGCGACCTGTTCATCGGCACGGGCAGCTTCACGCTGCGCGGCGAGTACGCGCTGCCCGACCACAGCTACATCATCCTGACCGACGCGTTCGTCGTGCTGCAGCGCATCCGCCAGCGGGCGGCATCGGGCACGACCGACACGCTGCGCGACCCGATCATCGTGCCGAGCGGGCTCATCGTGGGTCCGACGGCCGCTGATACGGCCACGTCCGGCGTCATGTACGTGCGCAAGGCCACGGCGACCGGGCTCGGCGGCGACGTGCTCGTCGAGGGCACGGACTTCGCCGTGACGGACGCGGGCGCCATCGACTGGACGCTCGGCGTCGCGCGCGGCACGGCTCCGGCCGCAGGCGGCGCCTACTCGATCACGTACTACGCGAAGCCGCGGTACGTGGTCGAGCGTGCGCCGCACGTCGTGCGCATGGCAGAGGTCAAGCTCGCCCGGGCCGCGCAGACGCGCGCGGTCATGCCCACGCAGGTCTTCGCCCGACTCGACAACCGCACGATCGAGGTGCCGTGATGAGCGCGCAGCCCGGGGCCCGCCGACTCGAGGAGGCGCGGTCCCTGGCAGTCGACGCCGTGGGCATGACCCGCGCCGACCTGGCACGCAAGCTCATGGTCATCGCGGACGTCGCCGTTGACTACTGGCGCAGCCTGCCGGCGGGCCACCTGAGCGAGCGCTCGGCCCTGGAGTACGGGCGCAACGTCCAGATCCTCAGCGCCGCGACCGACAAGCTGTCCATCCGCATCGGTCTGCTCGGCTCGCTCCCGAACATGTGGGAGCAGGGCGCGCCGCCCTGGGACTTGCGCGAGACAGTGCTGAAGAGCCCGAAGGCCAAGCGCAGCAAGGACGGGCACCTGTACCTGTCCATCCCCTTCCGGCACGCGGGCGCGGACACGCGCGGCGACGCGGGCAAGCCCATCGGCTCGCAGTACCCGGCGGCAGACCGCGCGAACATCGCACGCGCCGTCGAGGCTGCCTACAAGCGGCTGCGCACCACCGAGAGCGGCGTCGACGCCCAGGCCACGGTCAACAAGCTCAAGCAGGCCGACCCCGAGGCGGGCGCGCGCGAAGAGGCCCGGCTGCGCGAGTCGTCGCGCGACACGCTGTGGGGCGGCTCGGCCTTCGTCGAGCCGAAGAAGCGCGGCACCATGGCGGCGGGTCTTGCGCCGAAGCTCAAGGCGCACCACGCGACGGACATCTACGCGGGCATGTACCGCATGGGCAAGCTGTACGCGAAGGCGAAGCAGTCGTACGGCCTGACCTTCCGCACCATCAGCACGAACCCCAGCACGCGGCGAGACGAGCAGGGCAAGCCCGCATTGCTCGGCCGCGGGACCGCCAACTGGATGCACCCCGGGTTCAAGCCGCTCAATCTCGCCGAGCGCGTCATGAACCGACTGCAGTCGCGCATCATCCCCGACGAGATGGGGGCCTGACGTGCTACCGGCAGACCGCATCATCGCCGCGGCGCTCAAGGCCGCTATCGACGCGTACGCCGCAGACGAGACGGCGTTTCGCGCCGTGTTCCAGGGCTGGCCGACCGCCGAGATTGACGCGCTGTGGTCGGACTACCAGAGCGCGGACCAGCGCCCGGCCGTGCGCATGGAGTACACGCGGCGTCCGGTCAAGGTGCCGCTGTTCCTCGTCTACGCCCCGCAGGACAACACCGAAGGCGCTCCGGCCGGCGGCGTGGACACCGACCACTACTACACGCTCGGCAACATGGTTTCGGTGGCGGTCGTGGGCAAGACGCCCGACGACGTCGCGCTGCTCGGCCAGTTCGCGCGCGCGTGCGTGCTCGTGAGCAACGAGGCCATCCTGCGGGCGCGGGTCGGCTGCGGCGGAGTCCACTACCGCGGCAGCACCGAGACCATCCCGGTCGAGATCGAGGGCGCCCCGGGCGGCGGGCCGGAGCTGCTCTACACGCGCATGCTGAACTTCGAGGTCAAGGAGACGCTGAGTCTGCCGGCAACGGCCGTGCCGACGGCGCTCGACCCGACGGGCCTCATCGACTCGCTGACCATCGTGCGCGAGGGCTACACGACCACCGTCGAGGGCACCGACATCGACGGCACCGTGGGCTACGACCGCGCCGACGACTGATTCCCCCGCCTTCCCACCCCTGACCCTTCCCGAGACGGCGCCGGCCGTCGCAAGGAGCACCGCCCATGGCGCAGATCATCGAGACTCTCCGCACCCGCAAGTACGAGACGGCGATCCCCGGCGCGTACTCCGACCGCAGCACGGCGACGCCGAGCGGTCCGGGCGCCTCGCAGGGCATCGTGGCGCTCGTCAGCCCGAGCGACTTCACGCGCGTCAAGCCGTACACCCCGACGCTCGCCTCGAGCGAGGCCGCGCTCAAGGCGCTGCTGCCCGTGTTCGGCGCCGACCACGCGGGGGCCATCTGGTCGCCCGGCGACGCCAACGAGCCCGACCTGGGCCGCCCGAGCGGCGTGTACGTGGTCAACGCCGCGTCCAGCACGCGCGGGACGTACACCGTCACGAACGGCGACGGTACGGTGGCCGTGCTCAAGGCGCGCATCTACGGGCTCGACTCGAACAAGATCGGGTTCAAGATCGAGACCGGCACGAGCAAGGGCAAGAAGCTCACCGTCAGCTTCGAATCGGACGAGTGGGTGACCGACGACATCGGCGGCGACAACATCCTCGGCCTGCGCTACAGCGAGACCGAGGCGTCGACCATGACGGCCACGGTCGACCCCACGAGCGGCGTCACGGTCAACTACACGAAGACCGGCGCGCTCGCTTCGCCCGCGACCGACTCGTACACGCCCGACAACATGGCGTTCGACGGCACGATCACGTTCACGGCCAACGCCGACCCCACGAGCGTCGACCTGGACTTCACGATCACGGGCGTGAACAAGGCCACGGGCGCCGCGGACACCGAGGTCGTGATTCTGACGGCGGGGAACACGGCGGTCACCTCGTCGAAGTCGTGGTCGAGCGTCACGACCATCGCGCGCACGAACCCGGACGGCTGGGGCAACACGGCGAGCGTCGCGATCAGCGGCCTGGCGTTCAACCTGCCGCTGGCGACCTACGACACCATCCAGGACGTGATGGACGCCGTCAACGCCAAGAGCGCGGCGGGCTTCAGCGCGACCGATCAGTTCGGCGACGCGTCCACGCGGCTCGTGTCGAAGATGGACACGACCACGGCGTCCGACATCAAGACGGCGATCGCCTACTTCAAGGCCGACCTCGACTTTCTCATGCAGGCGTTCGGCGACGACGAGGCGGACACGCCGACCCTGCCCATCCACCCGAGCGGGCTGATCATCGCCACGCGCGACGCGAGCGCCACCGGCACGCCCACGAACATCACGAGCACGACCTATCTGGCGGGCGGCACGGCTGGCTCGGCGACCTACAGCGTCGGCGGCACCTGGGACCAAGCGCTGCAGGCGCTGCGCGAGTACGACGTCGCCGAGATGTGGATCGACCAGGACGTCACCGACGGTGACGCCACGGGAGAGGGCGTGCTGGCGCGGGTCAAGGTCGAGCTCGACTACCGGCACGGCCAAGGCGGGCGCGAGACGCACTTGCATCTGGCGACCAGCGCGCAGCCGACGAAGACCATCGCGAAGGCGACGGTCGTCAACATCAACCGCGACTACGCGACGGTCTACGCCAACGAGACCAAGTACCGCGACCGCAACGGCACCTCGCGCTGGTGGGCGCCGAAGTACACGGCGCTGCGCGTGTGCTGCGCCGCGGCGGGCCTCGCGCGGCTCGGGATGAACCTCACGAACAAGCGGCTGGACGTCGAGGACGTGCGCCACGGCGGCAGCAACTGGAGCTACGCGGCGGACGCCGAGGAACTGGTCAAGGCCGGGCTGTGCCTGCTCGCCAAAGACGTCGACCGCGGCGGGTTCAAGGTCGTGCGCTGGATCACGACGTTCCGCGGCCCGAACGTGCTGCGCACGCAGGCGAGCACCGTCCGCGCCATGAACGCGTCGACGATGGACCTGCGCCGCTTCGCGGCCACGTTCGTGGGCGGCGACGCGGTCAGCAGCCCGGGCGCCGCGGTGCTCGCCGCGCTCAAGAACCGCCTGAGCCGGCAGGTCAACGAGTTCCGGTGGCTGAAGTCGTTCACCGCCGGGAACCTGAGCCTGACCGACGCGGGCGTCACCTACACGTTCGACGCGAACAACCTGAACCCGGTCGAGCCCATCGACTTCGTCTACATCCGCCCGGAGTACAGCCGGACGGTCACCATCCTCTGATTCATCCCACCCCTGAGCGCACAGGAGACTCCCCATGGCAACCGGTACGCACGCGAGGTGCCGTCTGTTCGTCGACGGCCAGCGATTCTTCGCGGAATCGTTCTCGTACAACAAGAACACGGCGACGCAGCCCGTGCAGCCCGTGGGCCAGCTCATCGCCGACGAGATCGTCATCACCGGCGTCACCGTCTCCGGCAGCATCGGCCGCGTCAAGCGCGTCGGGTCGGGGCAGTCGCCGTCCGGAGAAGGAATCGCGCCGTCCATGGCGGGGACCGTCGAGCAGCAGGTGCGGGCGTCCGTCGCGTTCAACGGCAAGGACATCGACATCTACGACATCGACGAGGACGTCATGATCGGCAAGGTCGTGGGCTTCCACGTCACCGGGGAGGGCGGCAGCATTTCGCCCAACGGTCGCTTCGAGGAGAACCTGAGCTTCACGGCGCGCAACTACCTGGGCCGCGACGAGCTGTAAGGCCGCTCGCGGCGCGTAAGGAGGAGGCATGAGCGACATCGTCCAGAGACAGCAGGGCTACCCCATTCGCCTGCAGGGCGAGGGCGGCCAAGTGCTGGAGGGGGTCTTCGTCTTCCGTGCCATCGAGCCGGAGGACGAGGCCACGATTTCCATCCGCCGGGCCAATCTGGCGCACGGCGCGGCGTGGGACTCCCTCGACCCGCTGGCGCGGTACAACTTCGAGTCCATCGCCACGCTGCTCACGGCGTGCGTTGAGGCGCCCGGGTGGTACCCGCTGAATCCGGCGGGCATGCTCGGATGGGACCCGACCGTCAACTCGCTGCTCGCTGCGGAGGCTCGGAAGCACTCCGACCGCTACTTTCGCC